TTCCAGTTGTAACATCATTAAGATTAATGGTGCTATCTACAGTAAAGTAGTCATTTCCAACAATTCCAATTGTGGGATTAGAATCATTTCCCTTATTAACTGCAGTTCCAATTGCAACTGTAGCTGCATTAACAACACCAAGAAGTCCTACAGGAAGGTTTTGTGCTCTTGATAGGTAGTAACCATAGATGTTACCAGCATTCGTATTTGAACCAGTGCTGCCAGTAAAAGTAAAGGTTTGTTCTGGATAAGTCGCAGTGACTGTGGTTCCGGCAGTTCCAGAATTAACAATTCTCCAACGAGAACCATTCAGAAGAATACCATATGCATTTGAGAAATCCTGAGTAGATTCTGTTCTTGCATTACCTACTAGTGGATATCCAGTAACAGTTGCTGTGCCATATCCACAAGATAGTGCTGCGTTGCCGCCAGCATATGGTTCATAATATGCAAATCTGCTAGGGACATCAGCATCTGCTGGGATTGTATTTGAAGAATATAATTTTAAAATTAAGTTTCTTGGATTGGTTGCGGCAAGATCAAGCACATGATTATTTGCGCCGATAAGATATCTAAGAGATTCTTCCTCACCAATCGCTGGTACTAATAGTGCCATCTAAACGTCTCCGTGTTCTCTTGGTAACTAGATTTATTTATCAGAGTTTTAATTTTAAGGAAATCAGAAATCTTTTTATATTTATTGAATAATCAACGTCAAATCTTAATACATCTCCTGCTCGAAGTGCAGTATCCCAGCCTACTAAAGTATCGTCAAAAGCTTTATTTCCACTATTAATTTGTGGTTTGTTTCCTCCACAAATTGAAGTAAAGGTTGGATAAGAAGTAAAATCTGATTTAAGTATATCAACTCGAATATTTCCAGTTTCTTCAGAAAATATTTTCCACGACTCTATAATACCACTCACATCAATTGTAAGATTACCTTTTGTTCCCGCTGTCATATCAATATTTCCACTATCAACAATAAAATTAATAGTTCTTGTTAAATCTGCAGTGGTAACAAGTGCAATGATAAAAATATCATCTGCTGCCTGTGGGGCAACAGTAAAGATTACACTTGTTCCAGAAACTACATAATCTTCTGTTGGTTCAAGAAAAAGATTATTTTTTCCTACTAAAATTTGTTGATCATTAAGTGGAGCATATGTATTCGCACCATCATATAATGTAAAAGTTTTACCAATACCGTTATAACCAGGAGCGGTTGATAATAAAATATTGGTATATTGAATTGCCTTTGCTGGAATCTGATAGTTGACTCCTAAATCATATTTTGTAGGAGCACCTAGAGTAACTCTTTTTCTATTTTGAGAAACGGTTACGTTATATCCTGTCATAGAGTAACTCCAGGACTTACAAGAACATTACCCTGAATCACTCTTGTTCTTACATTAGTCGGAGAAGTTAAAGTAATATCATAAACATATCTTCCCTCAGAAATTTGAGAACTAACTGATCTTCCCATTCCAAGAGTAATTTCGCCAGCAAGTCTATCAACAAAACTAACAGCGAATGGATATGAAGTAGTTGAAGTATAATTTTTTCGCATAAAACATGACGACGCATATCCCGTAAGATTTAAGGGAGTACCGTCATCATTTCGGATAGTAAAGTCTACTTCATAGTCCGTTCCCTGTTCAAGGGATAAATTAATATTAATCGCAGGCATTGTGCGTTTATACTATTTCTTATAGATTATTTATCCAAAACCCTTTGATTGTTTTTTATCCAAAACTTCAATGATACCTAAACTTTCAAGAGGAGCTTGCATCCATTCCATTTGAACATCTATATAATAGTCAAAAATTTTATGAGTTCCATTTGCATAGACAAACTTGTACAAGTGTTTATCATATGGAATATCAGAAGTTTGAGTGAATGTCTTTATGTTGCTCATCTTTTTTATTTTTATTACGAATTTGTTTAGATGGAAAGTAAAGTTGAGGCCAAGTGTCTCTAATTATTTCTGCAAGTTTATATGGAGTTGTAGACGATATCATAGATCTTGGGTAATTGACATTATAAACATGAAAAATCCAAAGAGTATAAAACTTATAAGAATGAAGAACATAAAAAAGGAGTTCTTTTAGAACTCCCTTATTTATTTTAGAGTGCGTTGCCTCTTGGAAGAACTTCCTCTGGGAACACAAACTGTTCATGAGGTTGATCTACTGGTGCCAACCACGCTCTAAGTCCTTCATTAAGGAGGATATTCTTTGTGTAGAAAGTTTCAAACTCTGGGTCCTCTGCCGCTCTGATTTCCTGACTCACGAAATCGTAAGCACGAAGGTTAAGAGCCAAGCCAATAATACCAATGGAAGAAGTCCAGAGACCCATAACTGGGACGAAGAGCATAAAGAAATGAAGCCAACGCTTGTTACTAAAAGCAATGCCAAATATCTGCGACCAAAAACGGTTCGCAGTAACCATTGAATATGTCTCTTTCTCTTGAGTAGGTTCAAATGCTTTGAAAGTGTTTGATTGATCACTGTCTTCAAATAATGTGTTTTCTACAGTTGCTCCATGAATCGCACAGAGCAGTGCTCCACCCAGTATACCAGCAACTCCCATCATATGAAAGGGGTTGAGTGTCCAGTTGTGGAAACCCTGAAGAAATAGAAGAAACCTGAAGATTGCTGCTACGCCGAAGGATGGAGCAAAGAACCAACTCGATTGTCCCAAAGGGTACATCAAGAATACAGAAACGAATACTGCAATCGGACCAGAAAACGCAATAGCATTATAGGGACGAATACCCACCAGGCGAGCAATCTCAAACTGACGAAGCATAAATCCAATCAGTGCAAAAGCACCGTGGAGAGCAACAAAGGGCCAAAGCCCTCCAAGTTGACACCACCTGACGAAATCTCCTTGAGCCTCAGGACCCCAGAGAAGCAGAAGAGAATGACCCATAGCGTCTGCTGGAGTACTAACTGCCGCAGTAAGAAAGTTTGCACCCTCAAGATAGGAACTTGCCAACCCGTGAGTGTACCAACTCGTAACGAAAGTTGTCCCAGTAAGCCAACCACCAAGAGCAAGGTAAGCAGTGGGAAAAAGAAGAAGTCCAGACCAGCCAACAAAAACGAAACGATCTCTTTTAAGCCAATCATCCAAGACATCGAACCACCCCCTCTGAGTTTGTTGAGTAAATGTTGATGAAACCATAAGCACCTTTAGTATTTCTCATATTTATCTTAACATACCTTAACAAAAGAGTCAATGAGAATTTTTACTCATAAAAAAAGAGATCCGAAGATCTCTTTTGATTTATTCAGTTTAAGAAACTCAACCAATAGCAGGTGCGGTGAGAGCAACAGGAGTTGACTCAGCAGCAGCAAGGTCTAGTGGGAAATTATGAGCATTTCGTTCGTGCATAACTTCCATCCCAAGTCCAGCACGGTTAAGAACATCAGCCCAGGTGTTAACCACACGGTTCTGACTATCAACAATAGACTGGTTAAAATTAAATCCGTTGAGATTAAAAGCCATCGTAGAAACACCAAGAGCGGTGAACCAGATGCCTACAACGGGCCAGGCAGCGAGGAAGAAGTGCAGTGAACGTGAGTTATTAAAGGAAGCATATTGGAAAATAAGGCGTCCGAAATAACCGTGTGCAGCAACGATGTTATAAGTCTCTTCTTCTTGTCCAAACTTGTAACCATAGTTCTGCGACTCAGACTCAGTGGTTTCACGAACCAGCGAGGAAGTAACCAGAGAACCGTGCATAGCACTGAACAGAGAACCACCGAACACACCAGCAACTCCAAGCATGTGGAAGGGGTGCATCAGGATGTTGTGCTCAGCCTGGAACACCAACATGTAGTTAAACGTACCAGAGATACCCAAAGGCATCGCATCCGAGAACGAACCTTGTCCAAAGGGATACACGAGGAACACTGCACTCGCAGCAGCCACGGGTGCGCTGTAGGCAACACAAATCCAAGGACGCATACCTAGACGGTAAGAGAGTTCCCATTCGCGTCCCATGTAGGCATAGATGCCGATGAGGAAGTGGAACACAACCAGTTGGAAAGGACCACCGTTGTAAAGCCACTCATCTAGAGAAGCAGCTTCCCAGATAGGATAGAAGTGAAGTCCAATAGCATTAGAAGAAGGAACAACGGCACCAGAGATGATGTTGTTTCCGTACAT